AACTACAAGTATATTATACGAGGAGATATGACTATGATAGATTATGTAGAAAATAAAGAAAATATAGGTTTGGAAGAAGCAGATATAGAAACATCAGGAATTGATGTTAATATGTCTGATGAAGATATATTGAATATATTAGCAGGTACTAGTGTTAGGGTGCAGAAGGTTATACCAATACCAAGATTAGGAGTGCCGTTCACAATTCAGAGTGTTACTGATAGAGAAATGAGTAATTTCAGGAAAGAAGCTAGCAAGAAGAAAAAAGTAGGGGGCCAGCAAATAGATGAGTTTAACAATGATGTATTTGGAGCGTTAATACTTGGTGCCGGTTTGATTAAGCCTAAGTTAACAAAGGAATTCTTACAGGAACAGGGCTATAAATCTGCTATGGGCTTTTTAAGATCTACTCTATTACCAGGAGAAATACAGGCGATAATTGATGAAATATCAGAGTTATCCGGCTATGGGGTTGAACTTGATGAGGGTTTATTAAAAAACGCATAAAAGAAGGGCAGGGTGTTTTAGGGCTTATGTTTTACATGTATAAACATCACCATATTACACCCGATGAATTTGCTAAAAAGAACCTGTTAACACAGCGATTATTAATAAACTTTACGCAAATTGAATGCGAGTTAGACGAAGAAGAAAGAAAAGAATACGAAAAATTAAAAAATAAAAAATAACACTATACAGAAAATACCAAAGAAAGGAGGTTATCTATGGCAGGTAGGGAGCTTTACAATGTTGATATTAATATTAATGTTAACGGAGTAGATAAAGGTACGGCAGAACTTAAAAAAATGGACAAGGAGTTATCTAAGCTGGAGAAAAAGGCTAAAAAAGCTATTATACTTAGGGTCGATATGTCGGGATTAAACAGGTCATTTAGTAAAATGGCTAATAAAACTAATTCATCTTTTTATAAGGCTATGACAGATATGAGTGCTATGTCAAATAAAATGGCCGGCAAAAGTAACTCGGCATTTTATAGAATGGCTACAGGATCTAATATAGCAACTAAAAGAATGCAGGAGAATATGAGGCAAACTGAAAGGATGATGAAATATTCTTCTGTAAGTACTCAAAAGCTTTTAGATAGTCAGGCTAAGAGATTTAAACAAAATAGTATATTTAAAAATAGCACTATGGATTTAATGATGGGTAAGGCTAGTATGTTAGGCGGTAGTCCCATAAAAATTACTGCAACAGAAAATGTTACCCAAACAGTAGCCAAGGTAAGAACGAGTATTCAAAATTTAAAATCTGCTAGTAATGTTAAAGCTACTATAAAGGCAAATAACAATAGGGCCATACAAAAGATACAAGAAACAAAACACAAGGCGAGAGAATACGCATCAGGTAAGTATGAGGCTTTGTTAACTGCTAGAGATAAATTAAGTGGTACTGTATATGGAAGAATGCATAGGGCTGTGGGCGGTGCGATAAGACGAGTAGGACGTATAGCATCAATAGGGGCTAGTGCGTTAGGTGGTATTGGATTAACTTCCATGATAAAAACATTTACCGACTACACTTCGCAAATGTCTAAATTAAAAGCCGTTACAGATATGACTGCCAGAGAGTTTAGGATGCTTGACAAACAAGCTAAAGACCTAGGAAAATCTACAGAGTGGTCGGCCTCACAGGTTGCACAAGGTATGACAGAACTAGGACAGGCAGGTTTTGCAAGTAAAGAAATATATCAGGCCATGCCAGGTCTTTTAAATCTTGCTAGTGCAGGTGGTTTACAGCTAGGTGAAGCGACATCTATTGCATCTGGTACTTTAAGAGCCTTTAATTTAGAAGCTAGTAAAACTGGTCATGTTGCCAATGTACTAGCCAAGACTGCAAGTGCTACCAATTCAGAAGTAAACGAAATAGGAAACTCTATGGAATATGCGGCCCCATATGCAAAAATGCTAAATGTTAGCTTAGAAGATACTGCGGCCGCTATAGGTATGCTATCACAGGTTAATATCAAGGGGTCTAAGGCCGGTATGGGTCTAAGAGGTATGTTTACATCCTTAATGGCACCAACTGCAGGGGCTAAGAAAGTCATGGATAAATATGGTTTTAGTGCTTTTGATGCTACTGGTAAGATGAAACCATTCCCACAGGTTATACAGGAACTAGATAAGTCATTATCTAAGTTAAACCCACAGCAAAAGGGAGCCGCAATTAATAAAATGTTTGGTGATATTGCTGGAGGTAGTATTCAGGCTTTATTAAACTTAGGACCGGATAAACTGGCTAAATTAACTAAAGAACTAGAGTACTCGCAAGGAGCGGCCCAAAAAATGGCCGCAACTAGATTAGATAATCTAAAGGGTGATTTTACTATATTAAAGTCTGCTGTTGAGGGTATGATGATTTCACTAGGTACAAAACTAGAGCCACATATGAGGCGATTTGTACAATGGCTAACTAATAAAATTCCTGATATAGAAAAGGCATTAAGCAAGGGTATTGATTTCTTTGCCAATAATTGGGATCTTATTTTAGGAGGCTTGAAAACTGCTATACCTCTTATATTAGGTATTCATGGTGCTATTGAGGGGTTAAGAGGAATTATGTTCCTTAATAATGCCGTAAGGGACTTTGGTATATTAAAAGAAGTTCTAGCAGGTATATTTGGTGCTTCATCAAGTGCCGGTGGTGCTGTTAGTGCTTTAAAAGGTGGTCTACTTGGTATAAGTGCTAGTACTGCAGGTATATTTGCTGTAGTGTCTGCATTAACTATCCTTGGAGTTGCTATAAGTGATAATGTGGATATGGTGGCCCAATTACAGGGTGCATTAGGTGATTTAGGGTCGGGTATTGCAGGAACATTAGAATCTATTGGTGGCTTGTATAAAATGACTTTAAAGCCAATAGGAGATTTCTTGTTGGGTTCAACCAAGATGTTGGGTGCTATAGCAACAGGAGATTTTAAGAGTGCAAATGCGGCCGCTTCCCATATGTTTGCTGACATGAGGGCTTCTTGGGTTGATGGTACTAGTGATTTAACTAAGCAAACAACAAAGGCGATGAAAGCCATTAGGCATATGTCTACAGAAGAATTAAGACCATTAAAAGAAACTTTTGCAACAGCTTTAGGACAACAGAAGAATATTGTTGCCGGTAAGTATAAAGAAATGGGGCAAGCTGTCTCACTTTCTATGAAAGGTATGTCTGATGACCAAATTAATATACTTAGAGGAACAAGCAGGAATATGGAACAGCTATTAACTGGAGTCAATAGTACAATGGGTGAAGTTGAAAGAGCTAAAAAAATAGGAAGTAATATGGAAAAACTTTCTAGAGTAAGTGGCTTCTCCCCTGACAATATGACTAGTGATTTTAAGACGGCTATGTCTAAGCTTGAAAAATATTCAGGATCTGCAATTAGAAACATGAAAGCTGACTTTAGTAATATATTTAATGGTTTTAAGGATATTGCGATGGCCGGCGATATTCAAGGTGGAGTTCAGAGGATGGTAGAAAATATTAGGTCTGCAGGACCGGCAATACAGTCGGCAATACAGTCTAATAAAACTGCTATGGAGGGTATGTTTAAAGGTGTAGACTTTAACACTATGGGCATACAACAACAAACTGAGCAAATAATGAAGAATATAGGCAATATGAATCCTGCACAAGCAACCGAGGCCATGAGAGGTATATTTACTCAATTAGGCAATTCAATGTCACAGCAAGCACAACAAGCAGGACAACAAGCAGGCCAACAGTTCAACCAAGGTATGAATCAAGCTATGACGCAGGGTGGTAGCGAGGGTTCTAACTCTGCTATGAATATGTTTACACAACAAGCCGAAACAATAGGAACGCAAGCACAGCAAGCAGGACAACAAGCAGGACAGCAATTTAGTCAAGGTATGACTGAGGGTATGTCACAAGCACAGTCACAAATGCAAGCTAGTATGACCCAAAATAATCAAATGGTTACACAAGCTAACCAAATGGCACAGCAAGTAAAACAAGCATATACAAATATGTATAATGGGGCTAGTAATTCAGTATCACAGTTAGCAAGTAAGACAACATCAACGTTTAGTAGCTTGTCTGCTAGTGCTACAAGTCAGGTATCGGCTATGTGTAGTAGGATAATTGCCTTATGGAATGCCATGAAGGCTGTTGTTTCTGCAACTGTAACAGCTCACTTTGTACTATCTGTATCAACTGTTGGTGGTTTTGGTGGTGCAGTTCCTCATGCCGAGGGTGGTATATTAACACAACCTCATATCGGTTTAGTTGCCGAGGCGGGACCGGAAGCGGTAATCCCATTATCACCAGGTAAACGTGCTAGAGGTTTGGAGTTGTTTAAACAAGCCGGTGAAATGCTTGGAGTTAAACAGTCAAGCGATGGTAATGTTAACAATGGTATTGCAGATGGTATCGCTGATAAGAACTTCGGAAATAATAATAACCCTAGGCCAGTAGGTTATGATAGTGGAAACACTAATAACGTTAATGTAAATGTTAATGTAAATGCTGGTGGGGCTAATAACAAAGAAGAGATTATTGACGAGGCTGTAGAACGTGTAAGGGCCGAATTAGAGGATGCTTTTGATAATCTATCATAATATATATAATGGGGGCTATAAGATTTGTATAGCCCTTGTTAAATTTAAAGAGGTGATGTTTTGGAAGTAGAAGTAAAATTGCATAAGTATATGGAAAACAAGCAACCTGGAAGACCATCTAATAGCCATCCTGAAATAGCTAATGATGGGGGAATGGATGTATATATAATTAATGATAAACAGGGGGCAACGTTTCATTTTCCTTTAAATCCCTTAGATGAAATCGCTATAAAAACTCAAAAGAACTTTCAAACATGCGATATGTACCAGTTAGGAGAAATGGACTTCCATAAATATGGTGAAAAGATAGAAGAGATATCATTCAAGGTGATTTTACCTGATGATTATAGAGAAGGTTTTAATAGAACTATGGATTTAAAGCCAGCATATCAATATGTAGATGAACTAAAGGAATATATAAAACAAAAAGAGGCAGTTAGGTTGATTATCACCACAATGCCTTTTAATAATTTAGTTTTTATTGCTAGCGTTGATACATCCATTAAAGCTGGTATGGAAAATTGCAGGTTTTTAAATTTAAGATTTAGGACACATAGAGATTTAAAAATAAAATCTATAGATACTAGCAAAAATAAAGTCAATAAAGGGTTAAACAAGACAGATAGGCCTAACACAAAGACGGAGTATACTACCCACAAAATAAAAAAGGGTGACCGCCTTTGGAATATAGCGAAGAAAACACTTGGTAAGGGGTCTAGATGGACTGAAATACATGCACTTAATAAAGATGTTATCAAAAATCCTCATAGAATACCTATTGGTACTGTAATTAAAATACCTAAAAAGTAGGTGACCAAATGAAGATTATATATGATAGAAAATACTATATAGAAAATGCTTTAATGTCACTTAGCCTGACCGACTCAATAGATAATATAGCATATAAAGTAACTATGGATCTAGTTGAGTCTGATGCTATATATGATTTGCAAATTAAAAAAGCTAAGACGGTGCAAATTATAGATAAGATATACGAAACAGAAAAAGAAGATACTATCTTCAATGGTGTTGTGTGGGCTAGGAGAAAAACATACAAAAAAGATAGGATTAGTCTTGATTTAAAGGAACGTACTGCATATTTAGAAGCTTCTGATGATGAATATATGTTTAAAGCAGGTACAGCTGATGAACGCATAAAAAAGATTGCAAAGGATTGGGGGATACCTATAGGAAATATCCCTAATACTAATGTAAAGCTTGATAAAAAGGTTGAAAAAGGGAACTTATTAGACTTAATGCGTAAAGCCCTAAGAGAAACAGTAAAAAAGGGCGGGAAAATGTATCTCTTGCGTATGGAAGATAAGCTAAATATGTATGAGTTAGGCAAAAACAAAATAGTATATCAGTTAGAGGGTATTTGCGAGGAAGTAGATGACACAAACAGTCTAGAGGGTGCTGTAACAAGTGTAAAGGTGTTAGGAAAATCTAAGGATGATAAACATGCAACTCCTGTATTGGGTGTATTCAAAAAAGATACAGATAAATATGGGACTTTGCAGAAAGTCAAACAAGATGAAAAGATAAAGAATAAGAAAGATGCTGAAAAGGCTGCAAAAACCATGTTTAATAGTGGTGAAGATTTAAAGACTTTTCAATGTGTTGTAGATATTAACACTATTAGAGCAGGTGATAAGGTTAGGTTTTTTGACCATGAATACTATGTTATTGACATTGTTCATAATATAAAACCTAGTCCAACAATGACTATAAAGGCTGGCAAGTTGGATTATATACGGAGGAAGTTTTTCGATGAGTAGATTTATTGGTATTGCTAGACAAATGAAAGATAGGGCTATTACAGAGTCTAACAAGGCTGTAGATGGCCTTGAATTGATGTTTGGTGAGGTGACACCTAAAGGGATAGTTACAAATAGATTTAAAGGCAAACCTATTGAAGATTATCATATATTTCATCCGTTTGCATTTGGTGAGTATATGGCTATGACCTCTGTTGATGGAGAACATCCTCATAGTCATAAGGTTGTTACTCCTGAACAACTATATAAGTTAAAAGATGGGGATTTAGTTGTCATGGCCATTGTGGATGGTGAATTTGTGGTTTTGGGAAGGTTGGTAAAAGAAAATGGAAAATAATTTATTCCCCTTAAATGATCCATTAGAAGCACTAGAAATTGAAAGTGTTGACAAATACGATGAAACCGATAGAAATTCGTATTTATTTGATTTTACTACAGGTGATTTTGTTAAAAGACCTGATGGTTCACTAATCAAATGTAATGCTAAACAGGCTTATCGTCAATGGTGTCAAAAAGTAATGCTAACTCCTAGGTTTAAGAAGTTTGCATACCCTGATTACTATGGTAACGAGTTAGACGCTTTAATTAATTCGGGGTTGAGTATAGGGGCTATAGAAATAGAGATTGAAAGAATGGTAAGGGAAGCTTTAATGGTACACCCTAAGACTTTAAAAGTTAGTGATTTTAGTTTTGAGTGGAAAAACAGTTTTGAAACACTTATGTATTCGTGTGTGGTAACAGATACGGATAATGAAAAGTTTGAAATTGATTCCAATATTAAAAGGTAGGTGGTTAAATGGCTAAAAAAGAATTACCAATACCAAAAGAATATAGAAAAGACGTTGAAGATATTCATGCAGAGATTTTAAAAACATTTGGTGAAGATATATCGACAATACCAGGGGAGTTTGCATACGATGCGACAAGGGGGTCTGCAGAGCAAATAGCGATGTTAAGGGAAATGATGATACATTTCCTATTGATGCGTGCATTTACTCAAACATCGGATGGTGAATACCTTGAATTATTAGGAGATATGAGAGCTGTATGGAGAAAAAAAGCAACTAAGAGTACAGGTTATATTATTTTCTATGGTAAAAAGGGGACTATTATACCTAAAGGGACTATTGTTAGTACCGAGGGGTCTGAAAATGTAAACTCTATCAATTTTATTACCCTTGAAATGGGAGAGATAGAAAACGATCATGTTAAGGTGTTGGCCGAGTGTACAACCGCTGGAAATGTTGGTAATGTTAAGACGTCTTCTGTAAAGGTATTAGTATCAGAAATAAATGATATATCAAGGGTTAGTAATGAAGAGTTTAAAAATGGTACTAATATTGAAGATGATGAGAGCTTGAGAAGTAGGGTACGTATAGCCGAACAAGAGGAACAGTTAAGTGGTGCAGATGTTGACTATGAAAGATGGGCGAAGGAGGTCGATGGTGTCGGCTATGCTTATTGTAGAGAAACATGGAATGGCCCTGGAACAGTAAAGGTACATATACTAGATAAAAATAGGAAACCTGCCTCCGGTGAGTTGATAGCAAGGGTAAAAGAATATATATGGCCTGATTTAAAACCAGGGCAAGTAAATAGAGGTGGTAAAGCTCCTACAGGGATAAAAGAATGTACCATTGATACCCCTAAAATAAAGAAAATAACAATAGGCGGCAATATAGTTGTTAATAGCAGTTTTGAAAGTCAAGGTGTTGTAAATAAGATGAAAATGCTAATTAACAAGTATTTTGACAAGTTAGATATAGATGGGGTTATATCATATAACATGGTTAACTCTATTATAGGGTCATTAATGGTTAATGATATGGGAATAGATGATTATTCAGACATAACCATAAATGGAGCGAAAAATAGCATAAAACTAAGTGCAGAGTTGGCCAGTGTTACGGGGTTAAATATCAGTATTACTCAAAACAACCAAACAACAACTTATAATGTGGAAGATAGTCCGTAGTGTTAGATTTGAGGTGAGTTAGTTTATGAGTAATAAAACACTAAAAGAAACAATGCTGCATTCAGAAACAGGTAAAATGCTATTTGAATGGATTACTGATATATATGATGATTGCAAAATTATGATACAGATATACGAGGCATTAGGAGTACAATTTGACAATGTTAATTATATGTTTGAAGATATCCTGAAACAGATGTTTCCACAGACTGCAACATGGGGGATAGAGTTATGGGAGAGAAGATTGAATTTGCCTACCAATGAATCCGAGAGTTTAGAGAGTAGACGGGGCAAGGTAATAGCAAAAATACAATCTAAAATAATTATAAATCCTGAAACTATGGGAGTTATAACAAAGAATTTCACTGGTGTTGATGTAAAAATTGTTGAATGGTTAAAGGACTGGACATTTGGAGTGCAAGCAGGGGCAAAACATATGAATAAAGCTTTTGAAATACACAAGATAATTAAACGTATAAAGCCATCACACTTGGCTTTTGTTTTACAGTTTATTTTAGAAGATAATACTAATATGTATATTGGAGCTTGTACATATATAGGGCTTGTACACACTATTTTACCTTACGACCTAAGTCCTATAGAGGTAGAAGTTAATCCATATACAGGTGGAACATATACGCATATAGTTAAAAAAGTTTCTGTAAATTAGGAGGTAGTATAAATGGCTAAAAAATATATGACACTTATTACAAATATAGGTCGTCAAAAAATTATGAAAGCTACAGCAACTGGCAAAAAAGTTGCTATTAATAAAATTAAAATTGGAGATGGTAATGGAACATCATATGAAATAGATGAGTCTATGACTAAGCTAAAAAATGTAGTTTATGAAACCAATATAGCCAATTTCAAGCAAGATCATCTAAATCCTAACACACTTATAGTTGAAAGTTTAATACCATCGGATGTAGGGGGATTTTATATCAGAGAAATAGGGCTATATGATGAAGATGATGAATTAATTGTCTTAACATCATATGAGGAAACGTACAAACCTGTAGCAGAGGAAGGCTCTACAATGGAGTTGTTTATAAGAATAGCAATGGTATTGTCTAACAGCAATGCCGTAACTATTGTAATAGACCCATCCGTAGTTTTTGTAACGCAGGCAGACTTAGAAAAAATATATAAACTAATAGGTGACCCTGGTACTGCTTCTGGTGAGTTTAATAATATTGGTTCTATTGTTATTATGTTACGTGAATTACACGATAATATAGGGGATGTGAAAAACCTAATTCTAGATGGCTATAATGAAAATACAGAATCAGAGGGTGGTCATGGTAAGAAGAATCTAGCAAATATAATTAAGGTTTTATGGCACAAATTAGATTCAATTGAATTAACTGACTTAAAAGTAAAGGTCACAACATGGGCAAATAAGACCCTTGATATAGTTCTTAAAGAGCTAAAGAATAAGGATGCTGAAATAGTAAATACTATGAAAGAGTATAAGGCTAGTGTTGACGAATATAGCAGGAATTTAGGTATCTATGTAGATAGGCATGAGGCGGCCAACAATAAACTTGAAAAGTTGTTAAAGGGGGTTGAAGTGGTTGACAACCTATAAAAGAGAAGTTGAAAGAACTGAACAGTTAGGGCTTGAGTATCAAACAGCCCTCGACGACATAATAACTGAAATTAAGAAAGATGATAATCTATCTCCAGACAGAATACTTGATATAGCAGACTGCATACAAGAGATTAAAAAAACTAGGAAGAGGTGGGCTACAGGAACTGGAAACACACCAGTGCTAAAAAGGTATAATATAAACACTCGAAGTGGTTATGATTGCATAGAGATAAGTGGCCTAACATTTACACCAAGTATAATATTGATGTATGGGCCATTAACATATAATTATAATACATATAAGGTATTAATGTTAAATGTAAACAAACCCTCATTTGACAAATCAGTAGGGATATTCACAGCAATAGATGGAGGACATACTATAGAATCATACTGGACAATTAGCAAGAATTACGGAACATCTTCAAGTGCTTTTTCTAATGGGTCCTATACAACAGAAAGATGGATAGCCATAGAGTAGGAGGTAATAAATGAATCAAATAGGAAGTAAGATATATTACTTAATTAGTAACGGAAATGTAATCCTTAATACAGGGGATGTGATAGGATGTGTAGTCGAAACATCTTTTGATGAAGACTATAACAACTATACAGACCTAAATAAGTATGCGAAAGACTCAATAGGATGCATAAAGCTTGAGTATGGAGAACTAGGCAAACTACTTGAAGAACACAAGGCCAACTCTTTTAAGGTGGATGTATCATCTAGCCCTCACAAGCTAGTATTTGAGTGGATAGACTATGATACTGGCGAGCCAGCTCCTCCACCAAAGACCATGGAAGAGTTGATTAAAGAAGAGGCTGATAAGGTTAGACTAGAGTATGCTATGGCGATTGCAGAGGTTGTAGAAAACATTGAAAAAGATAAATTAGAATTATCTACTGCCATTGTAGAGGCAATAGAGATGAGATCAGGGGGTAATTAATTATGAGTACATTAGCTAAGTTATATGCGTTGTTAATAAGAAAGAAAATAAGAACTATAAAAGATGTTCCTGAGTACCTAAGAAAAGAGGTAGAGGAACTACTAAAAGCTGAATAGAGGTGTTATGTATGAAGAATTTAATCAATAAAATTAAGTTCTTTTTTTATTGCATAAAATTAATTGTGAAAGGCGGTGAGATAGATATGGCAATGTGTTATGTAACTTGCATTATAGCAGGAGTAAGAACTTTTAAGCAGGTCCCACAGTTCCTAAAGGCTAAAGTTAAGGCCCTATTGGTAGCTATGGATCTTGAAGAGTTGGCCGTTGAATAGTTCAGGGCTTTCTAAAGTTTAGAATTTTAATTTGCATAGACCTAGGCATGTCTTTAAACTGCCTATTTTTTTTTGAGAGGTGGTATATGACAAATCAGGAATTTGTATATGGTGCAGTGGTTGGGGTTCCTGTATTAATTGCTTTTGTAAGCCCTATACTTAAATTAAATTCAAGTATAGTTAGATTGAACTCAACCATTGAGGGGCAAACCAAAGATATTGTAACTCATGGGGACTCAATCGATAAACATTCACAGCAGTTAGACAACCTTAAATCGAATGTAGCGGGGCATGAGTTTAGAATATCTGCACTAGAAAAAAGAAAATGTAAATATGAAGAGTATCAAAAATATCATAAGGGGGTTAAGTAATTATGGGAAGATTAGAAAACAATATAGAAAAGAAATCAGCTAGTGTTGAAAGATATAAGAATCCATGGTTTTGGGTAGGTATTGGGGGTATACTCCTTACTTCACTACAAGTAGAAGCCAGCTCACTAACCACTTGGGCCAGTGTAGGAGATTTAATACTAAATACAGTATCTAACCCATTCCTGCTAGGAACCACAGCAATGGCAGTATTGGGAGTATTTATAAATCCTACAAGTAAGGGACTAGGGGACTAGCACCCTTAGAACTGTTTATTAGCGGTTGTAGGACCGCAGAAAGGAGATTTATATGACAGTATTTGATATACATGCAGGGCATAATCCTGCAGGTAAAATAGCATGTGGGGCTAGTGATTTGCTAGATGAATCTAAGGAAAATAGATTAATATTAAGCAAGGTTAAGGCAATATTAGAAAATGCAGGACATAAGGTATATGATAGTACCTGCAATGACGGCTACTCACAGGGAAACGTGTTAAGCAGGATAGTATCTAAGATTAATTCAAATAGGGATACGGAGCTTTCCGTATCCTTGCATTTTAACGCATTTAAACCTCAACATCATACAGACGGCAAGGTAATGGGGTGTGAGGTGTGCCATTATGACAATAGAACATATAAATATGGTACGCAGATATGCAAGAATTTAAATAATGTTGGTATTGCAACTCATGGAGTAGCTAATAAAAATAGGCCTGATTTAATGGTATTAAATAGCAGTAATCCACTAGCATTATTAATAGAGATATGTTTTGTTGATGATGCCGATGATTATGCTAAGTATAAAGGGCATGAGGACGAAGTAGCTAAGGCCATAGCGTACGGACTACAGCTTAAGGAGTATATCCCTAGCAAGGACGCTACAAGCCCTAATAAGCCTATTGAGAGGCCTATAATCGATGATGTTTCTTTTGTGGGTAATCCTACTACTACAGTAGCACAGATGGAAGCATGGGCAATTAAGAATAACGCTATAGAGTTTGCTAAGATTGCTAAGGCTTGCTATGATACTTGCCTATCTATTGGACTTGATCCGGCACCAGTATACGCACAAACAGCACTAGAAACAGGATGGCTATATAAGAACGGCCAATCACAAGCCGGAATAGATGCCAGTTATCACAATCCATGTGGGTTAAAGATATCAAAGGGTGGTAGTGATTTTGATAAGAATGCACATAAGGTATTTAAAGACTGGAACGAGGGCTTTAGGGCTATGGGCCAGCACCTATTGTTATACTATGGGGCAGAGGGCTACCCTCTTAAAAACCCAGTAGACCCTAGACACTTTGACTTTTTACTTGGCAAGGCTAAAACAGTAGTAGCCCTTGGCGGAGAGGGTAAGTGGAATACTAACCCTGATTATGGTAAAAATATTATGAAATTATATAGGAGTCTTTTGGCAACAGAATACAAAAAGACAGTAGAAACAGATATCCCACCTAATATTGATACTAACAATTTAACTGTTGTTACGTATACAAATATCAATGACCTACCTGCAGCCTTACTAATAAATACATGGTTAGGCTATCCTATACTCCCTACAACAGCTAATGGCTTTGATAGGACTAGGTATGCTAAAATCGTCCATGTAGGTGGTTCAGGAGCCCCAACAGGCTCTATTGTTATTGCCGATAAGGATAGATGGGAAACACTAGATAAGGTTAAGAATTTCATAAAAGAAAATAGTAAGTAATTAAATAAGGGGGTTTATTGCCCCCTATTTTTTTAGTATGACGGGCATGCC